GTACTTGCTCTTCCACGGCTCCAGCAAAGCCGTCTTGGCTGCAGCAGTCGCTTCCGGACTCGGGCCCATGCCCCGAATCTTGCCCGACTCGGTGATCTTGGCCAGGTACTCAACCTCGGCCTTCACCGCTTCGTCGACGGCAGGCTTGTAGGTTTCCTTGTCAAGAGCCCCGTCCTTCACGACCGGGTTCTTGGACAGACCCTCAAGCAGGCGGGCCCGGGTCAGCTCGGGCAGGTCCGCCGGTAGCGTTTCCGCTACGAACGCCCGCGCCTCGCGCAGGATTTCGCCTTCCTTCAGGCGGGCGTTTTCAGCCTCGAGAGCGGTGATCTTCTCCTCCGCTTCCTTCAGCTTGGTTTCGGCAGCCACGCGCGCTGCCTCGGCTTCCTGCAGTTGTTTTTCGTCCACGTCGCCTTCACCTCCTGTGGTGATGGTTGCTTGAGCGCGCGACCGCGCCGATTCGAACAAAGTCAGGATCTGCCCGCCGGCCCCGGGCGTGGTAACGAAGTCCACGCTGCGGGCACTCACGAGCTCCTCGATGACAGGGACACGCCTGCCCTCTATCTCGCCGGGCTTGGCTCGACCGCTGGCCCGGATGGATACACCGATATGCGGGGCCAGCTCCTCGATAAACGGCTGCCAGTGCCCGAAGACCTTAGCGTCCGCATATAGGCCAGGGCCCACAGGACCCTGCGCCTCGTAACGAGCGTCACTCACCAGCTCGCCCACCAGGTTCTTGACCGAGCCCTCGGGCCGCTCCGCCTCCTCGTTCGCGGTCGCGTGATCCGCGTACATCTTCAGCCCACGGGTGAAGACCTTGGGACCGTCGCGCTCGAGAACGGCGGCGGGATAGAAACCAGAACTCCCCATGCCCGGTTGGATGATCTTCACGGCGATCGTGCCGTCTTGGCGAACGCCCTTCTCAACCAAGGGGACGAACTCATCAGCGATCTCGGCTGCTTCGGTGGCGGCCTGTTCGGGGATATTCCTAGCCATCTGCTTTTCGGCGATCTTGGCCTCTATGTCGTCCCAGTCTTCAGGGGACGGCTCGGATTCCAGCAGGGCATCGAGCGCCTGCCGTTGCGCGTCGTTCATGGGGTGGACTCCTTTCCAGGCGCCTTGATATAGGGGTTCTACTCGGCCGGCCCAATCCGGGGGAGGTTCGTTGATGTGTCCGGTTGGGTCCCGGCGTCGGTGGCGAGCGTCAGAGTGACACCCTCATCTTCGTCGTCGCCGAGCACAAATCGATCGGGTATCTGGGTCATGGGAGCAACCTCACTGTTACGCGTCGCCGGCCTTCTGCGTCGATGTTGGTGGCGACCACCTTGAACCGCGATCCACGGGGCAGGAGAAGTTCACCCTCGGTGGTCGTCTTGGCCTTTCCGGTGTTCATGACGTCGGTAAGCACCGCACGCGATCCTTTGGGAACCTGCACATCCAGCACAATCGGCGAGCCGGATACGTCCAGCTTGGCCTTGGCCATGCTTTCTATGCCCCAGTCCTGCCGCAGACTCGTGGATACGAAGCCTTTATCCTCGATGACGGCGCCTTGGAGACCGTCCCAGTTGTCGACCAGGGACTTGGCCAGCTTGTTTTTGCCGCTGATCACCCGCACCGCCTGCAGATCCTCGTGCGTCCGGCACTCGTCGAAGATGCGGTCCATGCCCCGAAGCGCCATCCGCCCGATATCGGATTGAGAGACTGTCAGGTTCAAGTTCTTGTCGAGCAGCCTGCCGACCGCTCGAGGGTTCCACCCCTGGCGAGCCTGCGAGCCAATCGCGTCATGCAGCTTGTTGTCCGACAAACCTTTCCTCAGCGCGGCGTTCATGGCCTGATAGCCTTCGCCCTGATAGGCCTGGAAGCCAGCGAAACCGGCCAGGTCTTCAAGGTCGGCTGTCTTCCACGCATCCTCGCGAGTGGTGACCTTCTTGCAGGTTTGCGCCAGCGTGTTGTCGCGTCGTCCTTGCCACTTGCTTACACTCGCCCTGTCGGTGAGCGGCGCCGGCGAGAAGTCGACTTCTTGTTTCGCACCAGCCTTGGGCGTCAGCGTCGCGCCCTTCGCCCGCTGCTGTAGGAGCGTGCATCGGCAGGCCACGTGAGCCAACGGACGGTCGTGGCCGCTCGGAAACGCCTGTTCCATGGGGATCCACCCGGCGGCCTGGTTTCCTCGGCAGAGAGCGCTCACCCGGCCGTCGCCTACCGTCAGCCACGACTTTTCCATGACGAGACCCATGCGCATGAGCTCTTGCCCCACCATGTAGTTCCCGGCCTCGTAGGCTTCGCCCGCTTCTTGAACCGCAACGAGGTGTGCGCGGCTACGGATATGCTGCTGTGGTTTGCGTCCCGCGAAACCGTCGAACTGGTCCTTGATCGCCTTGGCTGTCTCGTCGTATCCCCAGCCGTCCCGCATGGCACCGGTGAGCAGCGTGCTCAGCTCGCTGCGCGTCGTCTTGTTGATCATGGTCACCCGCTCGGCTGCCCGTCCCTTGAGAAACGCCTCCGCTCTCGGGTTGGGTAGGTTGAAACTCGAGTCCAGCGCTAGATCCGCGACGCCCGTGCGTGCGCCGGACCTGAGCGCCTCCTGCATGAGCTGGTCTAAGGATTCTTCGAAGGCTTGCAGAGTCTCGACTTCCGATTCATCGAACAGCGACTCCCAGTCCAGGTCTTCGGCCGTCCCTTCGCGCAGCGACTCGCTCCCGGCGAACCGGCCCTTGCGTGCAGCCAGCCGCTTCAGGAACTCAGCACCCTGCCGCGTAAACGCTGCGGCGATTGCCTTCTCAGCAACAGCCACCATCCGCTTCAGCTTTCGCTCTTTGGCCAGTACCGTCGCGGCTTCGACCAAGCGATCGAGCGCGTCAAGCAGCGGGGGCAAGGCCCTTCACCGCTTCCCTCAGCGCCTTCACAGCCTCGAGGAAGCCCTCCTCGGCGGCGGTGGACACGACCCCCTCCTCGTCCTCGGGGAAGATGGTGTCAAGCAGATCGTCGACGTCGTCCTGTCCCAGCGCCGTCAGCAACATCCGGGAGACGGTCTTCATGTCCATGGTGCCGGCGAGAGCCTTGCCGTCGAGCGTGGCCGCCTGGGTGATGGCCTTTATCTCCTCAGTCTTGTCGTGCTCGAGGATGCCCGGGAAGTCGATGTCGATGTGGCGGTCGATGGGCTCGCCCGTTTCGGGGTCTACTTCCAACACCACCACCCGCTCGTCTTGCTCCTCATTCCAGCCGAGCGCCCCGCGCAGGGCCGAGTAAGCGATGGCCGTGGCCCGCTTGTCGACCACGTACTGCAGGATGTCGTGCAGCACGTCCTTCCACAGCTCTTGGCGATCACGGAACTTGAGCTCGGTCGGGCGGTCCAGACTCTTGGCAGTTGCCAGTGTTCCCACGGAGACGTCGCCGAAGAAGGACTCCGGCAGGCCGGTGGCCGCTGCCACCATGAGCAGCATGCGCCGCCCGTCGTCAGCTGAGGTGGTGGCACCCGCGGTCTTTATGGGCGTCAGGTTGTTGCCTTCGGCCATGACCGCTATCGAGCCCGCGTTCGGAGGCGGGTTGGTCTCGGAGCTCGAGGTCCCGAGGGTGGTGCCCAGCTTCGATTTGATAGCGGCGATGCCCTTCTTGCCGCCCTTGGCATTCATCTGGAAGGCGAACTTGGCATAAGCCCGTACGATGGTCGCCCAGTCCTCGAGGAACTCCTTGTAGGCCCGGGCCCAGTCAAGGCCGCTGTAGGTCTCCGGTACTCCGAATTGCATGTTGGACAGGCCCCCAACGCGCACGTGGTAGATGGGAGTGTCCCAGCGAACCTCACGCCCGCCGATAGCCATGGGCTTGGCCGTGGGGTTGTAGCGCCAGTCGGGGTAGTAGGCGATCTGCTGAGCGGTGGTCACGCTCCCGCCGTGGTCTGCATCTAGGGTGGTGGTGGACCACTCGCGCTTGTAGAACCACGGGTCCTTGCGATCCTCGGGGTTGGTGAGGATCTCAGCGATCTCATCAGCGGGAATGGTGCGTACTTGCACCCGTCCAGTGGCCATGTGGGGGAACAGTACGAAGAACAGGTTTCCCTCCACCTGCAGATCCTGCTCTTTCATGGTCCGAGCCTGGTGCCCGGTCAGCTCCACCTGGTTCTTAGGGTCGTCCAGGAAGGACTGCACGATGGCGTCGATCTCGGGGTGAGCACCCTTGATGCTTACACCCTGGCCCCACACGTACATGGCCTGCAGCGTGACCGCCCGGTTGATGAGCGGGTTCTTGAGGAAGAAGAGGCGCGACATGGCCATGATGCGTCGCAGCCCGTCGCGGCTGAACTCCTGATCGGCCTCGAAGGACATGCGAATCCAGCCCGCATCCTCCAGGGCCAGCTCGAGCTCGGCCAGGCGTTCCTGCAGGTACTCCACCGAGTAGCCCATGGCGGCGTTCTCACGCAGGAGCTCGGCTGCCCCGGTGTCGCTTTCGCGTAGTCCTAAGCGTTCAAGAAGGCCCACTGCCACCTCGCTAGAATCGGCTGATGCTCACGGGCTCGTAGTACTCGATGAAGGTATCCACCGGCTCGACCTCGGGCGTCCAGAAGGACTGAATCACCGCGTCGGCTGAGTCGGTCGAGCGCCCCAGGCGCTTGCGGATATCGTCCTTGGACTCCACCTGGATCCGGCCCCCGGAGGTCACCCGCCACTTAGGCGCGGTCAGGTCACCCACCAGCAAGTCATCGGGCGGAAGCGCCACCGGACAGTTGCTGGCCGGGTCGAGCATCTCTCGCATGGCCCACCAGGCTGCCGAGCGCTTGTTGATGAACCCGAGCTCGCCCGAGGAGTCCAGGCGATCGGTGCGCTCGCCAGCGTTGAAGGGGATCACGTCATGGTTCAGTTCGCGCAAGCGGTCGACCACGCCGGCTCCCAGGCCGATCACGTCGACAATCGCGTATCCCCCGAGACCCTTGAGCACCCCAGCCACTCGGCCGGTGGTTGCCATGGTGTCCTCCAGGCTGGTTCGGCGAAGCGTTTCTATCCTCCAGCCGTAACGCGGCGCGAGCACCGTCTGGTCCGAACCGCTGCGGGCCACGTCCACGCCCACGCAGGTGAACGGCCACGTGGTGGGCCCGTCCCAACGAGCAACCGCCGCCTCCACCCACGCAAGGGGAATGACGCTGTCCTCATCTGAGCTGGCGAACTCGCCCAACACCCGGTTGAAGAACACGGCCGACTTGACGCCCCACTGCTTGGCGCGCTGCTCCACCCACTGCTCGCTCACGCGCCCGGCGGCGATAGCCTCCTTCACAGTCACGTGGCGAACGTGCCAGTCCTCGTAACCCGGTGCCCGCTTGTGGATCTCGTAGAAACGTCCAGACGGTTCGCCCGGGGTGGATACGGCCAGGGCCAGCGCCTCGAGCCCCAGGGCCTCGTCAGCGCCCGAGAAGGCGCCTTCCGCGGCGTCCCAGGTCCCGGGCGGGATGGTCTTTGACTCGTCGAACAGGTACAGGATGTGGTCGGCGTGCGCACCCTCGATCAGCGCCGGCTGGTTGGACGCCACCGCCGTGGCTTGTCCGCTGGCCAACTTGAGCTTGAGCTGCATCAGTTCCGCGTCGGTGATCGCTCCCCGGCCCAGAAGGTCCCAGCGCAGCTTGCGCGCCCACTTGTGGATCTCGGGCCAGAGGTAGACCTCCAGTTGGCGCCAGGCGCTGGCGGTGGTGATGACCTTCCAGTCCTCACCGTCGCGAGTAATGGCAAACCACAGCACGATCCACGCCGAAAGCCCGGTCTTGCCCAGGCCGTGCGGCCCGCGCACCGCCACCCGTTTGTGCTCGACCAGCGCCGCCGCGATTTCGTCCTGGTAGGGAGTCGGCCCTCCCCCGCGCGGCCAGTGGAAGCATTCGTGGATGAAGGCGACCGGGTCGTTCCAGTACCGGCGGGTGAGCTTACCTCGCTCCTGCGCCTCGGCCCTTTCCTGCTCGCGCCGCTGCCGCTCCGCCAGTAATTCGCTCAGCTTCTGCGATGATTTCTCGCTCGAGCTCCTCGTCAGTCCAGGCACTGAAGTCATGGGTCACGTCCTGCTTGATCGGAGCGTAGAGCCCGAGAACCTTGGCCCGCTCCTGTAGGCACCAGCGCACTCCCTCGAGAAACCGTGGGTCACCAAGCCGGTCCTCCTTGCGAACAGAGGCTTTGGTATGCGCGGCGTTGCCGTCGACCTTCTCGCTCACGGTGGTCTGCTTGACCTCCAGCGAACGCACCCACGCTTCCCAGTACTCACGCTCGAGGTTGTCCACGCGCGCCAGGTATTCGGCCACGATGGTGTCGTAGCTCGCCACCTGGGCTACCAGCCAGCGCTTGCGGACGATCTTGAGATAGCGACTTACCGTGGACTGGTTTACTCCCAGCGCCCGGGCGATGAAGACCTGGGGGACGCCCATGCAGTACCGGCGCGCCACCTCGGTGATCATCTCTTCGCGCTTGAAGGTGTCAGAGGAGCCTTGCTTCTGGCCGGGTTGCGTCATGTCAGCCTCGGCTCCAGCCCCATGCCGGCAAGGCGCTCGAGGGTTACCGCGACGTACGAGGGCTCTATCTCCATGCCGCAGCATATGCGACCGGTTTGCTCGGCCGCCACGGTGGTGGTACCGGAACCGAGGAACGGCTCGAACACCACGTCGCCGGGCCGGCTGGAGTTGAGTAGGGCCCGGGCCACCAGCTCCACTGGTTTCATGGTCGGGTGCTCATCGGAGCGTGTCGGACAGTTGATCTCCCACACGTCGTTCTGCGTGCGATCGTCCAGTTGGGCGAGCCGCGGCGCTCCGCCCTTCCAGCCGTACCAGATGGGTTCGTAGCGAGTGTGGTAGTCCTTGCGTGACAAGACCGCATGGTCCTTCACCCATATGATCGTCGAGGACCAGTGGGAGCCGGCCACACGAAGCGCTTGATCGATCGTGGGCCACTCCTGTGCGCTCATGGCCATATATATCGGGGCCCCGGCGACGAGGCACTGAGCGATGATGGTGCAGAATTGGGAAGCGAAGGCCGGGAACTCGGCCCCCAGGTTGTCGTTCTGAATGGAACGCTTCTTCCAGCTGGGGTGGTTGTTCTCTCCGTACGCTACATTCCAGGGCGGGTCGGTCCAGCAGATTGCCGCCAAGCCCCCCCCCATGACCTTCTGAGCCTGGGTCTCATCGACGCAGTCTCCACAGAGGATACGATGCTTCCCGGCCAGCCACAGCTGGCCGCGCTCCACGCCCCACTTCTCCTGGAGCTCGTCGGCGCGATCGAGCTGCGCCCCGGGATCCTTAGCGGCATTCCCGCCCGCCCCGGTGTTCCCCAGCAGCTCCTTCAGTTCGGCGTCGTCGAACACGCCCTCGAGGTCGACGCCTCGGCGCAGATCCTCGAGCAGCTGTTCGGTGTCCGAGTCCAGGCCCAGCTGGCCAGCGCGGTTGTCCAGGTAGGCGAGCCGGCGCGCCTTCTCGTCTGCGTCCAGGACCAAGTCCGTGCGCCGGACCACCACGAGCTCGTCACCCGTGCTTTCAACCACCCGCACAGACAGGCCCAGCCTCTTGGCGGCCTCTAGCGTCTTGTTGCCAGCGATGACTGTCCCGTCCCGATCGGCGAGGATAGAGCGGCCGGCGCCACACTCCGCCAGGCTGGCGGCCACAATGGCGCGCCCCTTGTCGGTGCCTTTGTTGGCGTTGGCTGGATCCGGGCCCAAGTCCTCGAGCGTGGCGATCGGTCGCAGCACTTCCTTGTCGCTCACGCTTCCCTCCTTCGGGCAAAGAAAAAGCCGCCTCGCTGGGCGGCTCCCGACTTGAGACCGTATCTCCGGCTCATAGTCTCGCTGTCAAGCCTACACTGTCCGCTGAGGGTTGTCAATCGCGCGCCCACAGCGGACTCACCGGGCATAGAAAAGCGCACGCAGGGACATGTCGAGTATCGCCTCGAACTGAGGACGGCTCACGTCGCGACCGCGCCTCATCTTGACCACGCTGGGCAGGCCGCAGCGCTTGGCTGCTATCTGCCAGCCTGCCGCCTCGCAGGACAGGCCGCGGCAGTAGTAGAGGTCGAGCAGCCGGCGGTAGAGAGGTGCCTGCACACCAAGCCGCACCATGCGTCTGTCGATCTCTCGGTTCTGCGCCATGATCCGGTAGGAGGTGTCCATGTTGGCGGGGATGACGTCCCCCCCGTCGTCGGCCAGCGGCTTGCCCAGCGGTGGTGCCAGCATCAGGTCGATCATGGCCGTGTATTCCTCGAGCGCTTTTTGCAGCTCGCCGATCGAGTGAAACTTCCAGCGCCAGACGTCCCGGACCCTGGGCTCAGTCGGCGGGGTAGTGGCAGCCTTGGGCTCTTGCACGATCTCAAGCGTCTGCATCAGCGCCTCCCGGGTTGGTCAGAGCTTGGTTGATGGGGTAAAGCGAGCACTCCTCGTTGCCGCAAGCGCCCCCTGCCCATCGGCAGTCTCGCACATGTCCTTCACGGCCTGCCGTACCTCTCTCAACTCCACCACCAGCCGAGGGGCATCCCGTCCAATCGTCTGCTGAACGTCCTTGTACGGCTGCCGCCAGAAGTCGCGCGCCAACCTCCCCGCCCGCTCTTCGATCGCACACAGCTCTTCATCCGACAGACGTGTTTCCTGCCCGGCCACGTCACTCACCTGCGCACCTCCCGAACTCGACTCGGCATTTCCTGCATCAACCGCTCCCACTCCTCCTCGGTCAGTCGATCCACCTTCACCCGGTGGTAGGCCACCACACCCTCAAGCTTGCAGAGCACCAGGGTCACCATGCCGTTGGGGAGCTTCTTGGCCCGGGACCGGGCATCGCCGATGGCTTGTTCCAGGGCGAGGTCTTTATGCGGCTCATGGGTATGCGAGGGGCTGCTCTTCATGGCATTGCCCTCCCGATTCCAGCTGCAGCCCACCTGAGCTCTTCCGGCATGGGCACCTCCGGCTCGTCAGGGTCAGGACCGCGCACGGGCAGATCCGCCGGCACATGACTAGGTGGGAGTGGGTCGCGTGGTTCCTTGCTCAGCCATTGCGCCAGCGTTAGATGCAGGGCTCTCCTGGGCTTGGTAGGTTTCCAGTCCGCCAGCTGCACGATGATCCGTTCGATGTGCTCGTCGGTCAGCTTTGGTCGATAGCGGTCGATGGTCCTCCGGTAGTCCTCGCGCGTCGACTCAGACGGCGGCACCTCGGTCAGGCAGAGCTCCAAGAGGGCGTCCGGGGGTTTATCCACAGGCACCTCCTCTTCCTCTTTTCTTATAAGGGGTACGGGTACGGGTACGGGCTTGGATTTTGCTAGCGGTTTGCTTGAAGCATCCGTCAAGCCGCGCTCTAGCAAATTGCTAGCCCTTTGCTTGCCGCCCTTGCGTCCTGCGTCGGCCCTTGCCCGGCTGATATCTTCGGCCGCGTCCTTCGATGGTTGGTACTCGAGGTAGTCGTGGATCTGGTATCCGCCCTCGACCTGGTGCCACAGGCAGACTTCCACCAGGCGATCGGCCAGGGCTTGGGTGCCGCGTATGTCTACGAGCCGACGCACTTGAGCGGTCGGGATAAAGCCATCGGTGAGCATGCGGTTGGCGTAGGCTAGACCGCAGACGTAGAGCCAGCCGGCCAGAGGCCCTGCGGCCACCACCTTGGGATGGTCGGGGAACTTGTCGTCGAGCTTCACCCAGGGCATTACGCTGCCCCCTCCTCGCGGCGCTCATACTTCCCACACGCTCGCCATGACACCCGATGGTCTGT